ATGGAACTGGAAGAGCTGAACCCCAGCGCCCTGATAGGACCGCAGCAGGACATAGAACCGATTGAGCATTGGACCGAGTGCAACGGCGTGAGTTTTGGCATCGCCCGCGCCTGGGTGTACCGCGGCGTTTTGCCTTCGGTGAAGTATGGCAAGTTGCGGATGGTCAACAGTGCGCTGCTGCGTAGCTGGCTGCTTCAACAGGAGTGGATGGCATGAACAACGGCAAAGAGAACTGGAACCTCGACCTGTGCGGCATCGTCACCTTCGCGCAGATGTGCGGTGTGACGTATGACGAAGCGGCTCAGTGGGCGGAAGGCGGCACCGTCCCGAGTATCCAGATGGGCTGCTTCCGCATGATCAACCTGATCCGTTTCCGCGCTGAACTGGAGCGCGGCAAAGCCACCTTCGATGAAGGGGCCTACAGCCATGAGTAACTCACCGATCATCCTGGATGCCTAGAGCGCGCTGCGCTATCTGGGTCAGACCGTCCTAGTCGAGCTGGGCTGGGAGGATGACCCCGAAACGGTATGGCGCCTGTTGCGCATAATCGGCGTAGTGCTTCCAGTCGAGGGCGTGGGCGACGAGTCGCATTTCATGATGGTGCCTATTGGGGTGACCTACGAATTCGCGATGAGATTTTCTGGGACACCATTCGCATGATCAGGGTGATGCGGTACCGCGACCGGCAGGGTTCCGGCAACATACTGGGCCGCATCGCCCACCCTAAAACGTCGCGGTCAGGGGCTGCGCTCTCGGCTCGTCGGAACAGCTCCACCGTTCCGGCGAACGGAAGCACGGGCGGAGCGAACCCTTTACTCTTGCGTTTTAGAGCGTTTCACTGTGGTTCAATTTCGCTGTATATTCAGCGAAGGGGCATGATACGTGTCTTTTTATCTCATTGTTTTCGACACTTTTCGACTATTATATTTCTCTGTTAAGGTAGTATTTCGCGGAATTTATTAAATACTTCTATTTGCTCTTGTCTATCGCCTGTGGAGAATTTTTGTAGTAACTGCATTATATCTATATCTTCTAAGAAGACACTTTCATAACCATAGTTTCTTGCGAACCTGTTAAGGTCGCAGATGGCTATTGTTTTTAAGCCTTTCTTTGTTATTCCTATGTAGGCGAGTTTTCGTTTTTTTATGTGGTCATTGTACTCGTCATATAATGGGTGAATTATTTTGAATCTTGCAGATGCTGAAGGGTATCGTATAGCTTCTCCTTCAATTATTTCTTCTTGTTCATTTTCAACGAGACTGTTTCCTTTTGCTTGGTTGCAGTCAGCGCAAATGATGCACATGTTTTTAGTTTCAAAGATAAATTTTTGGTAGTGAGATTTTGGAAGTATGTGCTCAATATTTGCATTGTTCGCGGCGATTACAGAGACTTCATTCGCGCAGTAAGCGCAAATTCCTTTTTGTTTTAATCTATAGTAGGCTCTAATCCTAACTCTTAATGGTTCAAGCTCTTTGCAGCCCCAGTCTCGGTGGGTCTTTCCACTTGCCTTCCACTTTTCGATGAGATCTAGGTCTTCATCGGTTAGGATGTATGGATGATCAATTAGAGGCATAGAGTTCACAAACTTCAATTACAGTTTCTATAAGTTTGGAGTTTGGGTCGGTCGAGTCTAGTTTTTTTAGGAATTCTTTTAGTTTTTCTAGGTTATCCCAGTCCTCGCTTTCCATAAACTTTTTGTTTTTTACTTTTGTTAGAAGCTGGAATCCAAGGCGGGTTATATATTCATTCATGATGCCGGGGGCATCGAAGAGTTCTGTCAGTTGGAAGTCGGCTGATCTATTGTAGTACTCTTTGGCTTCATATATTTTGTTTTCGCCCATTATGGTTATAAAGCAGTTTTCTGACGATAGGCGGGAAACAATCTGAGGAGAGTGCGTTGCAATTATAAAATGGCATTTTTCGTAATCGGCAAAAACTTTTATGAGTAGATCCATAAATTTTTCTTGCCATGAGGGATGTAGGCTTATTTCTGGCTCATCTATTAATATCAACGTATTGTTTTCAATGCTGCCAGCAATGCCTAATATGATTACTAATAGGCACTGTTCGCCAGAGCTTGCGCGTCTTAGAGATAGCTCTTGAGAGTTGCCTTTTATATTTTTTGTTAGTTTTAAATCTATAAGCTTTAAGGCTCCAAGTTCAAGTAGGGTGATCAGGCTCTCAATCATGTAAATGTCTTCGGCGCCTTGTTTTGTGTTTTTTCTATACTTGAAATCGTATTTGAATAAGGCGTCTTTTTTTCTGTCTAGCCTTTCCCATATGTAGTTTAGGGATTTTGCTATTGAACGTTTTCTTTCTGGGCTTTGAAGTGTGTATTCCTCGTAGATTTTGGGGTCTAGTAATTCTTCCATGGTGACATCATCAGGTTCACCTAACATGTCAAACCATATTACCCCTGTGTCCTCGTAGTCCAACTCAAATAAATGATCTTGGGTTGTATTTCTTATTTTAATTTCTAGCGATTTTTTTATGTTTATTTTGAATACAAAAGACAGGCTTGGTGAAAGGCCGAGCAAGGAGAAAACTTCATAGAAGTTCTCGTGTCGGGAGTTTTGCCTGTATTTTGTGAGTAGCCTCATGGCTGCCGAAGAGATTAGTGCCATGGCATTATTTGCATAAACTGGTTGTCCTCTCATGCCGACATAATGGTAGTTTCGCACTTGGCGGTGCTTCATTGTGATTGGCAGAGGGAACTTGTCAAATGGGCTTGTAGAAACAGATATTATTGTTGAGGGCGTCTTGCTGTAGAGCTGACGAGAACTGTTTTTTTCTTCGGAGTAAATTTTGCTGTAATGGTTTATGATTTCAGTTAGTAACCGGCTTTTTCCGACGCCATTTTTTCCGATTAATATTGAAAAGGTGTTTTCGTTCGCGTTTGATATTGTTTTTGTAAGGGGGACAGGTCTGTCCTCAAATAGTATTTCGGTGAGCTTATCCATTTTCTCTCTACTGATGTAGGTTCCATTATGGGCAATAGGTAAACCTTTTCTTATGATAGAAATATAGGTTTGGTAGCTTTAGGGCGTCATCCTTGATCTCGTTTTCGGGCATACCATCGTCGAGTAACTTCTGATGTTATAGCTATCCCGCGTGCTGACTGGACAAGTTTGAATTCGCCTCATCATAGTCGGGACTAGTTTGTCCAATTTCGGGTGCAATATTGCCGCTTGCAAGCCATAGGGCATAGTTAGGATATATTTCTACAAGTACGTCAATTTCTTCCGTGCTGACACGGATCGCCCCCTTGCTGACGCTTTTCCATCTCTCGTAATCACCCCCATGAAGGCTGACCTTTTTGGGGCCAATTTTCTTGATTAATAGTCTCGCTCTATCGGCCGACGTTTTCATATAGAAATTTATTCCAGGGAAATAGTTGCCCTAATCTCGCCTTGGGGAAATAATTTCCCTGGAGCAATTGTTTCTCTAGTTGCATATGGCTAATGCCACGAATAGTGACGGAATGAGCATGGAACTGGAAGAGCTTAACCCCGGCGCCCTGATAGGGCCGCAACAGGATGTGGAGTCCATCGAACGGTGGGCGGAACGCAACGGCATTAGCTATGGCACTGCCCGCGCCTGGGTTTACCGGGGGGTGCTGCCGTCCGTGAAGCTTGGAAAGCTGCGCATGGTGAATAGCGCGCTGCTTCGCAACTGGCTGTTGGAACAGGAGTGGACGGCATGAGCCGCGCTGATCCGCAATTCAAGCTCCGTATGCCTCCAGCTCTTCGCGCTCGGGTTGAACAGGCTGCCAAGGCCTCTATGCGTTCCCTGAATGCCGAACTGGTCTTCCGTGTTGAGCAGAGCTTTGAAGGCGTTGAGGTAGCGCGCGTTCTGTCGAGCAACCCGATTAACGCGTTGTTGAGCTTCCTTGAGGGCTATCTGCTGCACGCGGCACAGCACCCTAGCGAACCCTTCGACCGCGCTCTGATGCTGATCGATGGCCTTATGGACGCCGGCTACCTCTCCCAGCCGGAAGAATCCTATCTGACCGACCTGCGGGTTGAAGCTCTCGCCTGGGGCCGTGCTCGCCAAGATAAGGAGGAAGCTGACCATGTCGTCTCCGAATTACTTGCGTCAAACCCACGCCCCGGACTGCGCCTGCTCTGTGTGCTGGTCCGCAAGGCAGGCCATCCCATTGCACAGCCCGTCGCCGTGTCCGGACTGCCGGCCCCCTGGGCTGCCCTATCTGGAAGATGGCCGCTGGCTCTGCCGTCCCCGTTCCTTCTGCGCGAAACACGACCCGTCCCGGCGTCCGCCGAAGTACTGGCACGTTGTGTACGACAGCGGGAAACCTACGCCCTTCGTGCCCGTGCGCGAAGCATTCCAACTGGAGGGCTGACCCATGCTCGCTAAGACCCTGAAAGCGCTGCTCCTGCTCTGCCTGATCCAAGCCGCCCGCATCGTGGCCGATCCGGTCAAGGGCCGCGCTCCCGGCTCGTCGGAACAGCCTCACCGTTCCGGCGAACGGAAGCACGGGCGGAGCGCACCCTTGAACGCCTCCCCCCTGAAACAGCCTCCGCTGGGGAGTGTGGGGCAGCTTCTCCGTCCCGCGCTCCCGAGCCCTCGGCGGCAAGAGCGGGATGACAAGGGCAGAGCCCTTGGTGTTGCTCTGCGGGTTCCAAGGAGAAGCGTTCCCCTTGGCCGTCGGAGACGACGTTGCGATAGGGATCGTTACCCGGATGGGCCGAGACGAACACCCGTGGTTGGCTTGGTTCGCTAGCGAATAGAGCCCGGCCCGAAGGGATCGCTCCACACATCACTTTCACCCAACACCGCTGAATGAAGGCGAAACAGCCGAATTTGCAGCAGCGGGACAACTCACGCCGAAAAAGGCGAATTGAAGGAGAAACACCGATGAACATGTTTGCAACCCAAGGCGGCGTCGTCGAACTGTGGGTCACCAAGACCGACACCTATACCTCGACCAAGACCGGGGAAATCTACGCCTCGGTCCAATCCATCGCCCCGATCCCGGAAGGTGCCCGTGGCAACGCCAAGGGCTTCGAGATCAGCGAATACAACATCGAGCCGACCCTGCTGGACGCCATCGTCTTCGAAGGCCAGCCGGTGCTCTGCAAGTTCGCCAGCGTGGTCCGCCCGACCCAAGACCGTTTCGGCCGGATCACCAATACCCAAGTCCTTGTGGATCTGCTGGCGGTGGGCGGCAAGCCGATGGCGCCGACCGCCCAAGCCCCGGCTCGTCCGCAAGCACAGGCCCAAGCCCCGCGCCCGGCCCAGCAGCCGCAGGGCCAGGACAAACAAGACAAGTCCCCGGACGCCAAGGCCTAAGCCGTAGGAGGCCGCGATGCTCCGCTATCTCTCGCTGTTCGCGGTAGGTCTGGCCACCGGCTACGCCTGGGGCTGGATCGACGGCTTAGCGGCCTCCCTGGCTGTTTGAGGACTGATCGCTATGTCAGGCGTTGTCGCTGTGCAGGTGTGTACCGCGTGGACCTCGACCCCCGAGGGCTTCATGGCGTGTCGCGAACTCGCATGGCAACAGGCCTACCTGATTCCGCCCGAGGCCGCTGGATACGTGGACATCCTGGTCAACGGTGGTTTCTCCCCGGAAGCCTTCGGCATCGGTGCCGCTGGCGTCCTGGGATCGTTCGTGACGGGGCTTTTGATTGGCTGGGTCGCGTCACTTCTTCGTAAAGCCAAGTAGAGAGGAAACACCATGAAAGCAATGAAGCAACGCATCGCCAAGTTCAGCCCGGTCGCCTCGTTCCGCAACCTGTGCATTGCCGGTTCCGTCACTGCCGCGACCTCGCTGCCGGCCTTCGCCGGGGTGATCGACACCAGCGCGGTGGAATCGGCGATCACCGATGGCCAGGGCGATATGAAGGCCATTGGCGGCTACATCGTCGGCGCCCTGGTGATCCTGGCCGTCGCCGGCCTGATCTACAGCATGTTGCGCAAGGCGTAACGGGTGCTCTGGTCGGTGTGGTTGGGGGCGTTCTTCGCCGGCGCCTTCATCACCGGGTACCGGACCGGCGAATTCTTCTAACCGAACAGACCGAGGCGGAAGCCCCCTCCGGAGTTTCCGGCAGGGGGCTTTTTCATGGGTGACTGGATGAGTAACAACGCACGTTCCGGCTTTGGCCGACTTCTTCCGCTACTGGGCCTGCTGGTCTCGTTGCTGTGGCATTCCTTGGCGAGCGCGGACTTCTACCAATGGCAGATTTCCATCCCCGGAGAGCCCACGGCCTTCTTTCCATCCTATACGGCGGCGTGCCAGTACTACTTCGATAACACGTCGGCCAACTGGCTAAAGGAAATCAACAAACTGAGCTACAAGGAAGTTCAGTGCAATGTTTCGGGTACTGGAGGAATCACCTGGCAGACGAAGACTGCCATCTTGACTGGCGATAGCTGCCCTCCGGAACAAGAACTCGATCCGGCCGACGGTGCCTGCAAGCCGCCGCCCGAAGAGTGCAAGGAAGGCGAACTGTTTCCGGCCAAGGGCCCGGACTCGCCTGTTGTCACCTCGGGCGGGCGGAACTATGTGGGCGACGGCGGCGCACCGAGCGCCTGTTATCAGAGCTGCGAGTACGGCGGCAACCCCAGCCCGGCCAGTTGCTATCTGGTCAAAGGCTCCACCACGACCGGCTTCTGCAATTACATCCTCAAGGGCACCGGACAGAATTGCGGTGCCGATTCCTACACCTTTGCCCAGACCGGCGATTCGCTGAACCCACCCGACACCCCGAACACCGATCCTTCCGACCCGAACGACCCCGGCTGTCCGCCCGGCTGGTCGTGGTCGGGGACTACCTGCGTCAAGACCCCGACCGATCCCACGGATCCAACCGACCCGACCACGCCGGGCGGTGATGGCGACGGCGGCGGCGATGGCAATGGCGGTGGAGACAACAACGGCGGCGGCAACGACGGCGGCACTGGCAATGGCGGCGACGGCAGCGGGGGAGGGGACGGCAACGGCGGGGGCGATGGTAGCGGCGACGGTGACGGCAGCGGCACGGGCGGCGATGGCAACGGCACCTGCGACCCGGCGAAAGAGAACTGCTCCACCGGCCCCGAAGGCCCCGGCGGCGAACTCAAGGAGCCCACGCCCGGCACCTGGGATGACGCCATCGCCACCTGGGAAAAGAAGGTTGAGGAAGCCAAGAAAGAACTCAAGACCAAGGTGAAGGCCAACGTCGACCAGATGAAGGGCGCCTTCGACCTCAACCTGGCGGAAGGCGGCGGGCAACTGCCCTGCGAGTCCATGACCATTTGGGGCAAGTCCTACTCCCTCTGTATCTCCGACTACGCCGGCCAACTCTCCAGCCTGCGCGTGGCGCTGCTGCTGATGGCCGCGCTGATCGCCGCCCTCATTCTGCTGAAGGACTGACCCTATGGAATGGCTCTCCGGTTTTCTCGATCAGATCATCGCCTTCTTCCAGTGGATCTGGGATTTCTTCGCCCAAGGCATCTATGACTTCGTGCGCGACGGCCTGGTGGTCGCCACCAAGGCGTCGATGTACGCCGCGCTCCAGACCCTGATCCTGCTGATCGATGTCAGCTACACCGCCGCCCGCGAACTGATCGACAGCCTCGGCGTGCCGCAGATGATCCGCAGCATGTACGCCGCGCTACCGGGGCCGATTGCGGCGGGTCTGGCCTTCTTCGGCGTGCCGCAGGCGCTGAACATCATCATGGTCGCGGCGGCGACGCGCTTCTGCATGCGCTTCGTGCCGTTCATTGGGAGGTGATCCGTGTCGATCAAGATCCATCACGGCCCCAATGGCTCCTACAAGACCTCCGGCGCGATCCAGGATGACGCCGTGCCCGCGCTGAAAGACGGGCGGGTGATCATCACCAACGTGCGCGGCTTCACCCTGGAGCGGGCCTATCAGGTCTTCCCGGACCTGCCCAACACGGCGGAAATCATCAACCTCGATCTGGAGTCGCTGGAAGACCTCGAAAAGATGCGCACGTGGTTTCAGTGGGCGCCCCGCGGGGCCTTCCTGATCTTCGACGAAACCCAACTGCTGTTTCCCAAGTCCTGGCGGGAAAAAGACCTCGAGCGCTTCGACTATCCCGGTGGACCGGAAGCGGCCCACGCGGCCGACCGCCCCATGGGCTGGCTCGACGCCTGGACCCGGCATCGGCATTTCAACTGGGACATTGTCCTCACCACGCCGAACATCTCCTACATCCGCGACGACATCCGCATGACCTGCGAGATGGCCTACAAGCATTCCAACCTCGCGGTGATCGGCATCCCTGGCCGCTACAAGGAGGCCCAGCATGACGCCCAACTCAACCGTCCGCCCGCCGATGGCACCATCATCGAGTACAAGCGGATCCGAAAGCAGACCTTCGCCCTCTACCAGTCCACGGCCACCGGCAAGACCCAGGACACCAAGGCGGGCAAGAGCCTCTTCCGGTCGCCTAAGCTGGTTCTTCTACTGGCATTGCTGGCCGGCACTATTGGCTTTGTCTGGTATATGGGGCCTCTGCGCACGATTGGCGGTCCGGCTGCTGCGACACCTGCCGACGCTCCTGGCAACCCTGCTCAAGCCCCTGCTGCGCCCGCTGCTGTGGCTGCTCCAGCGCGTCCTGCTGCGAATAGCTTTCTTCCTCCTGGGCTTGTACCTGATGGGCCTGCTGCTGCGCCTGTTGATCTGAACGCCCATCCCTTCGCCGATCGGCGGATCTCCATCCTTGCCCACGCCTACCGCAAGTCGCGGGGCGATATCTACCTGTTCGCCCTGGAGGATCCCACGGGCCGGCACCTGGAACTCACCAGCTGGCAACTGATCGGCTCCGGCTACCGGGTGACGCCCAAGGGCGAGTGCGTCGTAGAGCTTCGCTATGAGGACTGGAAACAGACCGTCACCTGTGCCGGGAGGCAGGCCGGCGCGGTGGCCAGCATCGCTCCGGCAGCGCCTGTTGCCGCCTCCGCAGACGCACCGGCCAGGGGCCAGTCGCCGCTGACCATCGTCCCCGATTCCGAATATGCCTCGCGGCCCTGGAGGCACAAATGATCGATTGGGAATTCCTCGTCCCGGTGGCGATGGGCTGGGCGCTGCATCACTGGTGGACGGTGATGACGGCGCTAGCGGCGGTAGGGGTGCCGCCATGAGGGGCGGGCCGCGCCGCCGGCCGGGAGCGCAAGGCATGAGCGATAGGCCGAAGGCGCGGCCGACGCCCCTGTAACACGTCAGATAAGCCACCTATTGCGGTTTCAATTCGTACCAATTTGGATCGTTAAAGATGAAGAAAATCAGCCATCAAATTCGCGTCAGTATCGAGTCGGACGGTCAGGTCTTGGAAAGCCCGAAAGGGCGGTTGTTCTTCGACGACACCACGGCTCAATTCACCGACCTGTCAGGCGTGCGCATTCTGCGGTGCGGCGTGGATACGGTGCGGCAGTTGTACAACGGCAAGTTGCGCCCGGAAGTGATGGCGCTGTTTGACCTCTCGGTGGATGTGGTCGAGTTCGCCGGCTACGAATGGTCCAAGGGCCGCATCGGTCGCGACTCCGGCTATCAGTACCGCCTGCAGAACGCTGAAATGGGCCTGATCCTGCTGATCAAGAACCACAACATCAAGGTCGATACCCTCGGCTCGCACCTCAAGATCGAGGTATCGCCTCACGCCCTCGATGGCGCCGATCCGCGCATCCTCCAGGGCGTGCTGGATGATTTGGCCGCTGCCGTGCTGAGTCACTGCGAAACCAACCAAGCCGCTGTGCATATCGCCCTGGACGTACAGGGCTGGAAACCGCCTCGCGATCTGGTGGATCGCATGCATTGCCGCTCGCGTCGGGTACGCCAGATCAGCGGGATCGAGCGGATCGAGTTTGACGGTAACGCCTCGGTCTACGGGCGTGGCGAGACGTACATGTTCGGCTCGGCCAACGGCCTGCAACTGTCGATCTATAACAAGACCCTCCAGGCTCGGGCCACCGATAAGCTCGACTATTGGGAAAGCGTGTGGGCGACCCTGAACGGGGATCCGTTCGGCGATGGCGACCCGGCCTATAACCCCCTGGAAACGGTCTGGCGGCTCGAATTCCGCTTCCATCACTCCATCGTCCAGCAGTTCTCCGAAGGCTCGCGCATGGCTTCGGGGGAGGTCATCGGCTGCCGCACCTATGAGGGCCTCTGCCCGCACCTGCAAGGGCTGTGGAACTATGCCTGCGAAAGCTTCAAGCTGCTGAGCCGGACGGCGGTCTACGATCCTTTCTGGAGCCTGATCAGCCAGGACGCCCGCGTCCAGGTCGAGTGCGATCCGCTGATCGAGCGCACCGAGTATCGGCGCTACTACAAGACCGCCAAGGGCTTCAGCGGGCGTAACTGCGAGATGTTCCTTGGCCAGTTCGTGAGCCTGATCGCGCGGGAGCGTGTCCCGGCAAAAAAGGCTATTGAGTCCGCCCGCAAATTGGAGTTCTGGCACGTTATCGAAGACCACTATCTCGCCAAGGGTTGGACTCGTCGCGATCTGGAAAGGCATATACACAAGCTGATGTGTGATCGGTATCTGCGGCGGGGGTATGCCGTCTAATGTCGATCACCAAGCTCCCCGATGGCCGTTGGTTCGTCGATGTAGAACCGATCAAGGGCAAGCGCTTTCGCAAGCGGTTCAAGACCAAGATGGAGGCGCAGCAATTCGAGGCCACTGCGCGTCAGAAGTGTGCGGAGAACCCCAGCTGGACGCTCAAGCCGAAGGACCGTCGGCGTCTCTCCGAGTTGGTCGAACTCTGGTATGAACTGCACGGCCAGACCCTGAGCAACGGGCATCGTTGCGTGGCGATTCTGAGGTTGGTGGCAAAGGACCTGGGCGACCCGGTCGCTGTCTCCCTGGAGCCTGCGAAAGTGGCTCGGTTGCGTAGCCGACAGATAGCCAATGGCATGTCGGGCAAGACCGCGAATAACCGTCTTGGCTACCTCAAGTCCATGTACAACGAATTGCGCCAACTCGGCGTCATTGACTATGAGAATCCTGTGGGGCGCATGCGGCCGCTCAAGCTTCAGGAAAGACCGCTGTCGTACCTGACCAAGCAACAGGTGTCCGAACTGCTTACGGCCCTGGATGCGCGCACCACGTCGCCACATCCGAAGATGGTCGCTCGTATCTGCCTCGCGACAGGGGCACGATGGGGTGAGGCTCAGGCGCTGACGCCGGAACGTCTGAAAGGTAATACGGTGATCTTCGCCAACACCAAGTCCAAGCGTGTGCGCTCGGTGCCGATCTCGGAACAATTGGCCGCCGACATTCGCCGGCATTGGCAGACCCACGGGCCCTTCACGAACTGCCTTGGCGTGTTCCGCCTAGTGCTGCTGTCGACCTCGATCAAGCTGCCGAAGGGGCAGGCCAGCCACGTACTGCGCCATACGTTCGCCAGTCACTTCATCATGAACGGTGGGCACATCGTGACCCTACAGCACATCCTGGGGCACGCCTCGTTATCGATGACGATGCGCTATGCGCATCTATCGGAAGAGCATCTATCCGAAGCTGTGAAATTGAATCCGCTTAACGTTATCCGTGCTGGGTAG